TATCCTTGGATTAATCTATTGAAACATAAACTTGCTGGTCTAGCATGCGTACATCCTAGTGCATATGCAAGTGCTGAAGCAATTGATTTACCAAGAGCAATGATTTTAAATCCTCAACAGATTGACCCATTACCTAAAGCACCTGCATTCTCTGAACGTAAACGTCAGTTGTTATCTGCTCAAACGTTTAAGAGATGGAAAAGGGTAGACGATTTAGTTGCATCAGTTCCATACTTAAAGGATGCTAAGGTATATGTTGCTGGCGATGGTATTGAAAGAAACTATATGTGTTCAATTGATAAGTGTAAACCAGAATACTACTGTACAAAGGAACGGGATCCACATGCCTCAGACGATATTCTAGGAAATAAAATCTGGGATAATGCAACTGCTAATGGTATGGAATATCTTGGTTTTATCACTGAGGAAAGACGTGACGGAATCCTGAGAGAGTCTTTGTTTATGATTGACTCATCTTGGTCTAACTCATATGGTGAGCACTTTAATAGGGTTGTAGTTGATGCAATGAGAACTGGTACTGTGCCGATTGCTGTTAATAGAGGAATCGCATCTAACGATGAGGGGATTGGGTCACTATTTCGTCCAAACAAGAATTATTTGATGTTGAAGTTTGATTACAAACCTAAAGAGTATGCTGACAAAATCAATCAGTTCTTAGATATCCCAGAGAAGGCATATATGCAAATAGTTGAGAACAACTATAAAGTTATACAGAATTTTGATAGAAAGAAAATTGCTGAGGATTATATCAATTTAGCATTCGGTAAGGATGCAGGATACCACGGAAAATTAGAAACACCTAAGTTTACCGATCCTAAGTTTGAGAGAGATGGAAACAAACAATGGGATGCTCACTTTGTTAAAGAAGAAGTTGCATCACTTGATTCGTTCTTCGGGTGATTATGAATTGGTTGAGATATTCAGGCATTTGGATTACTTTAATAGTAAATCCCTTTCATTGGGACTTTAGATGGGAAATCATTAAAGACGAAGACTTGGGCAGAATTGATACTTTAGAGTTACAGTTTTTATGCATCAATATCAGAGTAATACTTGATGACGGTCAATGGTAAATAAAGTAGTAAAAAACTTTACTTTTGATGTGAAATAAGTTATAATAGTAGTGTGATACGACTGGTTTTACAGTCGGAATTTAATAGTAGGACATCGTTCTACGCAATATAAGGAGAAGTGTATGCAACATACAACTTTCAATAAAAGTGTCAACGACTTAATCGTTGAATCTCAAAACGGTAAGATTAACCCTAATCCTATCGGTCAACGTCCACCAGTTTCAGAAGGATGGGGAAAATCAAAAGGCATTATCGAATCACTAATTAAAGGATATTCTATTGGTGAAATCACTTTACGTGATGTTAGAAATGATGCCAACAATCAAAAAGTGTATCCCAATACAAACTACCTAGTAATTGATGGTGGTCACCGTATCAGAGCAATTAGAGATTTTAGTATGAACAAGTTTGGTGTTAATGGTTTAAGATACATTGACTTGCCTGATGATGTACAAAAAGCATTCAATGAAATTATTATCAATATTACAGCATATGTTGCTGATAATAAACAAGCGACTGAGATTTTCCGTAGACTTAATACTGTAACACCAGTAAATCCTATTGAAATGATTATGTCAAATGATACATCTAGTTTTGCTAGAGAAATTCGTTCTAGAGTTGCATTCTACTCTGAGTATAATAATACCGTACATCCGTTGTTTGATGCAGTAAGTAAGAATGGTAAAGCACCTAAACCTGTTAATTGGAATACTAATGTTAATCCTCGTAGAAAGTGGGATGAGTATGTTGGTCTAGTTGCTATTAAAGTTCTTGCTGGTGGCAATGCTAATGCTGGTTTAGAAATTCTTGGTGAAATGGTAGAACAAGATGTTTCCGTTAGTATGAAGAACGGAAAGAGAATTGATAAGTTTTTAAATGATGCATTAGCAATAAGAAATTGTGTTAATAAGAAATTTAATACAGATACTTTTGCAGCATTTCAGGTTGTTTGGTTTGAGTTATTTTCTCAGAATAATGATTTTAAAATTCAAAACTATGATGACTTTGCTAAAGAATTCTTTAAGGCACACTCTATGCTGACTGGAAATAATGAAAATAAATTTGATACTGAATTTAGAAACTTTAATATCTCTAGTTTTAAAGTAGAAACTTTAATTGTTAAGTCTTTTGCTAGACTTGCCATTAAAAACTTTGCCAACCCTGTTCAACAGAAGGAAGTTGCTGAGTTATATCTTGAACTGATGGATATTACTAACAGTGTATTATTCCGTGATGGTCGTAGAACTATCTCTCGTGATAAGAAGTTTGATATGTTAGCATATCAAAACTTTACTTGTGCTATTGATGGTGATGAACTAGATATTGATAATGCTATCTTTGGTCACGATACCCCTTGGAGTGCTGGTGGTCAGATTGAAGATGGTGTTATTATTCGTAATACTCATAATGTCGATATGGGTACTATGACTATCTCTGAATATAAAGCATACCTTGAGTTTAAAACTGCTCGTGAGTCTATGACTGTTTAACGTATTCAGTCCTGCCTCAACTAGACACTAATAATTATAATTATTTGTTTCTTTAAAACCTCCTAAAACGGAGGTTTTTTATTATCTACAATCCCCTATTATTTACCGTGTTATTCTTTCACCTTTCTGAAGCAATTAGGGTATAATAGGTGGTATTGAGTTGATAAAAAACGGAGTTAAAAATATGAAATTAATAAAAATACTTGCTAAGAAAAACGGTGTTGTCTTTGGTAAAACTGAAGAGGGCAACGTTGTATTTAAACAAGATGGTGGTAAGGTTATTGCTACTGGTTGGTTCGAATCATTAGAGGATGGTTGGTACATTGGTGATAAGTTTTTTGGCGGTGCTGCTGAGTCAGTTGTTGCATCTTTCTCGGAGGTTAAATAATGGATGTTTTTAATCCCCTACTATTAAGGTGTTATTCTTTCACCTATTTGCGCAGTTTAGGGTATAATAGGTAGTGTAGGTTGAGTTAATATGTTGAATTTAATAATAAAAACGGAGTATATAATATGATGAAAATGTTTAGAAATGAAGTTAAAGAAGATGCGTCTGCTATCCTTGCTGCTCAAATTGCTGAGTTTAAAATGAAAGGAGGCGTTGTTAGAGTTGTTAAAGCGAAACGAGTTAAAATTAGTCAATTTACTTGTAAACCAGGAACGAGAGCTGGGTCAAATGCTGGCCAGAACGATGTTCTTAGACTTGGTTCAACTGCCGTTGCTACTGTTTAATAACCCTAAAATAAAAGTGACTATTTAGTTGCTGTTGTATCCCAGTTAGGGTATAATATAAGTATTGATTGATTGAAAAGGAGTTTATATTATGTTTAACCAAAAAGATTTACTTGCGAAATTACTTGCTACGGAAGATGTTACCGTATTGCATGCTAATGCCAAGACTGCGTCGTTTGACGTGAAAAATCGTGTCCTGACTTTACCTGTCTGGAACGATATGACCAATGAAACTTATGACCACTTGACTGGGCATGAGGTTGGTCATGCCTTATATACCCCATTCAAGGGTTGGGAAAAGGAACTTAAAAAAGATATGGGTCCAGGTTTCAAATCGTTCTTGAACGTTGTTGAAGATGCTCGTATCGAAAAACTAATTCAAAGAAGATATCCTGGACTGAGACGTTCGTTTATCAAATCTTATAAGAAAATGCTTGCCGATGGTTTCTTCGGTGGTGATATTGAAAAATTAAATACGTTGCCGTTGATTGACCGTATTAATACTTTATTTAAAGTAGGTGCTACTTCTGGTGTTCGTATTGAAACTGGCGAAAAGGTTTGGGTTGATGAAATTGAAAAACTTGAAACTTGGGATGAGGTAGTTGATGTTGCTACTCGACTTTATGCTTATGCTAAAGAAAAGCAGGAAGAGGATGACGAACTTGCCCAAGAAATGGAGCATGAATTTAGTGATGACGAGTTTGGTGATGAAGAAATTGATGGTGAGACTGAATCAATTGACGGTTTAGACTCTGATGACGGTGATGATGATTCTGATGATGATTCTGATGAAACTGGCGAAAGTCCTATTAAGGGTCCAGGTGGCAACACTGAGGTTTCTTCTGTGACTGATGAAACTTTAAGTCAAAATATTAATTCTAATTATAATAACGACTCCGGAATTGAGATTAAAAACGTTATGTTAAACGTTGGCGATGTTGCTCCACTAATCGTTGATTATAAAACTATTATTTCTGATTTTAAAGCATATGATGACAGACGTAAAGTGCTTGGAGAGATTACCTCTTGGACTGGTGCGTCAAATTTGATTGGAACTCGTGGTGAAGAATTGTTTATTAAGTTTATGGCAAATAATAAAAAAGCAATTGCCTATCTTGTAAAAGAATTTGAAATGAAAAAATCTGCTAGAGAATACCAACGTGCGACTACTTCTAAGACTGGTGTTATTGACCCAGTTAAAATGAACTCTTACTTATATAATGACGATATCTTTAAGAAAGTTACCACCATCCCTGAAGGAAAATCTCACGGAATGATTATGTATCTTGACTGGTCAGGTTCTATGCATCATGATATGAAAGCGACTATGGAACAACTTCTTAATCTAGTGAACTTCTCGAGAATTGTGAATATTCCTTTCCGTGTTTATGCCTTCACTACTGGTTATTCTGTAGAGGGTGGAAACGAAAATATTAAAAGTGATAAATTATTTTTTGATGAAGTAGGTGGTGATACTATTTACTATGATGAAAATTATAGATACCTTGAGTTGTTTAACAGTAAGATGAATAGAAAGGATTTTGTTCAAATGCAAAAGTTTATGTTAGCATTTGGTTCGGATCCTAGAAAAGTTCCGATTCAATACAATTTACACGGAACACCTCTTGATACTGCTATCATGGGTGCGTCTAGTTTACATGATATGTTTTTGAAGCAACACCGAGTTGATATTGTGAATACAATAATCTTGACTGATGGTGATAGTCATAATTCCCATGTAAAAATCGAACAAAAAAGGTATGATGACGATGGTGACTGTGTATCTGATGAGACGAGTTCTGGTTTGAACGATTTAAATGATTGGAGGTTTAGTGGTCAAGTTAATGTAATTGACCCAGTCACTAAGAAAAGATATCCGTTGTCAAAAGATATGAATCGTATCGAATTTACTGAAATGTTTTTGAAGATCTATCGTGATAGAACTGGTTCTTCTACTATTGGTTTCCGTATTTTACCGACTGCTATCAATCAAATTCGTAGAGAGTTGAGAGGGTTGCCATGGGATACTGATTATGCTAAATTGTCAAAAGCAATGAGAAAAGATAAGTATTGTGTGATTCCTTCTGCTGGATACACTAAGTATTTTGGAATTGGTGGTGGCGATGCATTAAAATCTGCTAATGGTGAGTTTGAGGTTGCTGAAGGTGCGACTACTACTCAGTTGAGAAATGCCTTTAAGAAGGCAAGTAAAAATAAAGTTACCTCTCGTGCCTTATTGAATGAGTTTGTTCGTGAGGTTGCTTAATCCCCTACTATTAAGGTGTTATTCTTTTACCTTTCTGCGGCAATTAGGGTATAATAGGTAGTGTTGATTGAGTTATTATGTTAAAAAATAAAAGGAGTATATATTATGAATAAAATTGAAATGCAAAATAAATTGGCGACAGTCGTCTTCGAGAAATTCGGTTCGACTATGACCAATAATCAAATAACAGAAACTGCTGAGGAACTGGATATGCCTTTCCCGCACTTTCTATTGAAAACTGAATTACGTGTTGGTCGTGGTCAATACCGTTCTCCTCTCGATGCTGAAGTTGTTACTAATAAAGAAGTTGATACAGTTGCTGCGATGACGGTGAATGTTAAGGACTTTAATGTTGAGAGTGACTCATTTGCTGAGAACCTTGTTCCTACTAAGGATCCGTTGTTTGTTCCGTTCGGTAACTTTGCTACTGTTAAGAAAATCTTACAGAGTAAAATGTTTTATCCTGTGTTCGTAACAGGTATGTCTGGTAATGGTAAGACGTTCGGAATTGAACAAGCGTGTGCCCAAACTGGTCGCGAAGTTATCCGTGTGAACTTTACAGTTGAAACTGATGAGGATGACTTAATTGGTGGTTTCCGTTTAGTGAATGGTGAAACGAAATTCTTTAAAGGTCCAGTGATTAAAGCAATGGAAATGGGTGCTGTACTTTTACTAGATGAAATTGACCTTGGTAATCCTGCTAAGATTATGTGTCTTCAGTCTATCCTTGAGGGTGGTGGTTACTTTATTAAAAAGACTGGTGAGTATGTGACTCCGAAGAAAGGTTTTACTGCTATCGCAACTGCTAACACTAAAGGTAAAGGATCTGATGATGGTCGTTTTATCGGGACTAACATTCTGAATGAAGCATTCCTTGAACGTTTCCCAATTACTGTTGAGCAGGAATATCCTTCCCCAGCAATTGAAAAGAAAATTCTTGGTCGTGTGTTTGTGTCTTTAGATATTAAAGATAATGACTTTGTTGAGAAACTTGTAGACTGGGCTGACATTATCCGTAAGACTTTTTATGACGGTGGTGTTGATGAAATTATTTCTACTCGTCGTCTGGTTCACGTTGCTAAAGCATTTTCTATTTTCGGTGACCGAATGAAAGCAATTAACTTATGTATTAACCGTTTTGATGAAGATACTAAGTTGTCTTTTGCTGACTTATATACTAAGATTGATGCTGGTGTTGAGCAGTATGGTGATGTTTCTGGTGTGACTAAAGTTGAGGATGAAACTAAAGAATATGATAACTCAGTGAGTTTTAACCCAAACAGTCCTTCGTATAAAAATCCTTAGTAGTTGACTAAACAAAAAGAGGGCAGAACTTTACTTTCTGCCCTCTTTAGTATATAATATAATATGAGAATTAACCTTTTGGAGAAAAATGGAATTGGAAATTGAATTATCTGAATTAAGAAAAAGAAAAATCTTTGTCGCCACACCGATGTATGGTGGACAATGTCATGGAATGTATTGTAAATCAACTGCCGACCTTGCCAAACTTGGTCAAGCATATGATGTGGATATCAAATTCTTTTACTTATTCAACGAGTCACTAATTACTCGTGCTAGAAACTATTGTGTTGATGAATTTATGCGTGGGGATTATACTCACCTGATGTTTATTGACTCTGACATTGGGTTTGACCCAAACGACGTATTATCCCTTGCTGCGATGATGGATCCTGATGAGAAGGATCCTAAGAAACGTAAAGAGATTATGTGTGGTCCATATCCTAAGAAAACTATTGCTTGGGAAAAGATTAAACAAGCAGTTGATAAAGGTTTTGCTGATGAGAATCCAGGAGATCTTGAGAACTTTGTTGGTGATTTTGTATTCAACCCAGCATCTGGTCAGTCTGAAATTCGTTTAGATAAACCAGTGGCAGTACTTGAAGGTGGTACAGGTTTTATGATGATACAACGTAGTGCCTTTGAACAATTCTCTAAAGCATATCCTGACTATTCATATATTCCTGACCATGTAAGAACTAAACACTTTGATGGTAGTCGTGAAATCCATATGTACTTCCAGGCACTAATTGATGAGAAGTCTAAACGATACTTGTCTGAAGACTATATGTTCTGTCAATGGATGCGTGAGATTGGAGTTGATACTTGGTTAGCACCTTGGATGAAACTTTTACATACTGGGTCATATACTTTCGGTGGTTCATTAGTAGACTTGGCAGCACTAGGTGCATCTGCTACTGCTGATGCTGACCAAATTAAGAATATGAAGAAATGAGTAAGTTTAAGTACAGCGAAGACAAGATCTTAAAAGAACTATACGAATATGTTTCTGCTACGTATGGCGAGCATTACTCTATGAATAACATTCAGTCTACTGAGTTTATAATGGATGCTGGTCATGGAGCAGGTTTTACTATTGGGAATATCATTAAGTATGCTCAACGTTACGGAAAGAAAGGTACACCTGAAGATTATAGAAAGGACTTGATGAAAGTTTTGCACTATGGAATAATGGCACTACACGTGCATGATAAACAATTTAATAATGATAAGGAAAATGATAATGAAAATTAGTCCACAAACAATTGAAATTTTAAAGAATTTCTCAACAGTAAATCCATCAATCGCATTCAAAGCAGGAAATAAAATTAGAACAGTATCTGAGCAGAAAAACATTCTTGCTGAAGCAATTGTTGCTGAGGATTTTCCTAAAGACTTTGCTATCTATGAGTTGAATCAATTCCTGGGTTTAGTGAGTTTATTTGAAGATGGTGATTTAACCTTTGGTGAAAAGAGTGTAGAATTAACTGAGGGTGGTACAAAATCTAGATACACTTATACTGACTCAAGTATGGTGACTACTCCACCAGAAAAGAATATCGAGTTGCCTTCTGAAGAAGTTTCATTCGGAATGCCTAAGGATGTATTTGCTAGAGTATTGAATGCAGCAAATCAATTACAACTTCCAGAAGTCGTTGTTCGTGGTGACGGTAAAACTGTCAAGTTAGTTGCTACTGATACTAAGAACCCAACGTCTAATGAATTTGCTGTTGATGTTGGTGAGGATACTGCTACATTTAACTTTATATTCAAGACAGAGAATTTCAAAATGATTGCTGGAGATTATACCGTCACTATTTCGGCGAGGGGAATTTCTCACTTCAAAGGTGGTGTGGCACAATACTGGATTGCTACTGAAGCAGGTTCTAAGTATAACGTTGCTGATGATAATGAACCAGCACCATTTTAAGGAAATGATATGACATTGAATGAACAAGATAAGAAAGACATTTTAACTGTAATCAAAGATTGCTCTGACTCACTAACTCGTATGGAGGGTGAACGTGAGTTTATTAAAGAAGCAATTATTGGTTTGAATGATAAGCATGGACTTGATAAGGCACATCTTCGTAAGGTTGTGAACATTTACTATAAGCAAAACCTTGCTGAAGTACAAGCACAAAACACAGAGGTTGAAGATTTGTATGAATCCTTAACTGGTTAAAATAATGCGGGTATCGTATATCGGTAAATACAATGGGTTTCCAACCCATGAAGGTCAGTTCGATTCTGACTATCCGCTCCAACTAATCCCCAGTAGCATAATTGGATAACGCAATTGCCTTCTAAGCAATAGAGTAATGGTTCAAATCCATTCTGGGGAACCAAATTGATATAACTTTACTTTCGGGTGAGTTTAGAGTATAATATAAGTATATGATGGAGAATGTGAATGGAAGACTTTTTGTGGGTTGAGAAATATCGACCAAAGACGGTTGCTGATACCGTATTACCAGCAGATCTAAAAGCAACGTTTCAACAGTTCGTTGATAATAAAAATGTACCAAACCTTTTATTGACTGGTTCGGCAGGTGTCGGTAAGACAACTATCGCAAAAGCAATGCTTGAAGAGATCGGTGCTGATTATATTGTAATCAACGGTTCCGATGAAGGTAGGTTAATTGATACACTTAGAACTAAGATTAAAAACTTTGCTTCAAGTATGTCACTGGCGGGTGGTCGTAAGTATGTCATCCTAGATGAAGCAGACTACCTTAATGCTGAGACAGTACAACCTGCTCTTAGAAACTTTATGGAGGAATACTCATCTAACTGCGGATTCATCCTAACGTGTAACTTCGTCAATAAGATTATTGCCCCTCTACACTCACGTTGTTCTGTGGTTGAGTTTAAGATTGGTAATAAGGATAAACCTAAGATGGCGAGTGAATTCTTCCATCGTGTTTGTATGATTCTTGACTTTGAGAATATTGAGTATGAAGAAAGGGTTATTGCTGAGATTATCACTAAGCACTTCCCTGACAACAGACGTGTGCTAAACGAACTACAACGTTACAGTGCTACTGGCAAAATTGATACAGGAATCCTAGTCAATACTTCAGATGCTAACTTTAAGACGTTGATGGATGCCTTAAAGAATAAGGAATTCTCAACTGCTCGTAAATGGGTTGGCCAAAATATTGATGGAGATGTCGCACCGTTCTTCCGTAAGTTATATGATACGATGTATGACCATGCTGAACCGAGTAGCATTCCTCAAATCGTAGTAACGTTGGCAGACTATCAACATAAGTCAGCATTTGCTGCCGACCAAGAAATAAATACAATGGCATTATTGACCGAGATTATGGTTGATACTGAGTGGAAGAAATGAAGTGTGTAATTTATGATTATGAAACGTTAAGTCAAAACGCATTCAACGGTGTTGTATTATCTGTTGCTGGAATTGCATATGATGAAGATAGGTTTTTAACCAACCCATACACCTATGAAGAACTACTCGACAGTTGTGAGTATGTGAAGTTTGATGTCAAAGACCAAGTTAAGTATGGTCGTAAGGTTGAGAAAGGTTCATTAGATTGGTGGAAAAAGCAGTCTAAGGATGCTCAAAAACAATTGATGCCCTCTGATAATGATGTACCAATCAGAGAATTACTTCTATTCCTAGAAAGACTTAACATATCAACTGCTAAGAAAGTATTTACTAGAGGCAACTCATTCGACCCAGTATTCACACGATCTATATGCGATAGTCTAGAAACACCAGATCCGACTCCATGGTGGGTCATCAGGGACGTCAGGTCTTATATAGATGGTTTCACTTATGGAACGGACATTAACCACGACTTCATACCTAAAGAACTGGTAGACAAATTCGTACAGCACGATCCATCACATGACGTAGCAATGGACGTGATGAGAATGCAATTCCTAATAAGGACAATATATGGCAAAGACTAATCCGTTCGACTTCACGAACTCAATCAATACTTCTAAAAAGAATTTGATGAGGAATACTGACAACGATGTGCTTGCTGAGAAATCTTACAGTCCATTCCTAACCAACCGTGCCTTGTCGTATCATAATGATACAGTTGCTATTGCTAATGAGATGAACATCAGACACTTCACGGATAAACGTTTACAGTATGAATTTCTACTGAATATTGTACGACCAAAGAAAAGATATGCTAAGTGGTCTAAGAAAGAGAAGGGTGGTGATGTCGATATTGTAAAGGAATATTTTAAGTATAATGATATTAAAGCAAGACAAGCATTGACGATATTGACTAAGGACCAGATTGTAGAGATTAGACAGAAGTTAGAGAAGGGCGGTAAAGGTTAAGTATTATAAATATTCTAAATAATTGATTAATTATGAGATCCATATGATAGATACAATGATAGAAGTCACACTCACGAAAGAAGATGACTTCTTAAAGATTAGAGAAACACTTACACGTATAGGTGTGTCATCCCAAAAGAATAAAACAATATACCAATCCTGCCATATTCTACATAAGAAAGGTAAGTATTATATCACCCACTTCAAAGAGTTGTTTGCTTTAGATGGCAAACCCAGCAACTTCGGTGATGAAGATAGAGGTCGTAGAAATACAATTGCCAATCTTCTAGCAGAATGGGGTTTGGTAACTCTCGTCGATACTGAGAAGAGCAAAGATCCAGTTGCTCCTCTGAGTCAAATCAAAATCCTTCCGTATAAAGAAAAACGTGAATGGAATCTAGAACCTAAATACAATTTAGGAAAAAACTTCTAATAAAACTTTACTTTACTTCCTTTTGGGAGTATAATAAAGGTAATGAACAAGTATAAATAAACTGAACATTCCCTGATTAGGGAAATCTTGTCAACATTTGTAGTTGATAATCAACCGAAACGTTGTCAAACTATTTTTTAATATAACATAGGAGAAAAATATGTTAGATAAAGTAGTAAGTTGGATTAAAGCAGGTACTGAAGCCGGCGTAGCATTGATTGCATTAGCAATCGTATTACAGGTAATCTTTGGTGGCACTGT